ATCCGACTGCATGCTGCGAATCTGTTTGACATCTCTATTCATCCCCGCCATCACCTCCCTGGACAAGTTTCTTTTGGTCACCAATTTTATCCAAAGGTATATAGTTTTCTAAGATAACCAGCTCGGAAAGCCCTTCTTTAGGCGATAAGCCAAGCCAATCCCGGACCTCGTTGCCGGTCATGATGCCACGGACGTACATATTGGACCCAACATCAGCAAGATCCTTAATGTTGTAAGCATAAAGAGAGCGCGGATTAAATTTAAAGTACAAATCTGGGCTGTAAAGAAGTTTTCGCGTAAGCTCTTGCTCAATCCCTTTTGCAATCGGCAAGATCGTAGAGTTGATAAAAGCGTTGTATTCGTCTTTGTTAAATTCTCCTACTCCCAAGAAAAATGCAGGGATACCAAAAATCCCTGCAACCGTCTTTTTGTCCAATTCTACCGCTTCATTTATGGCGAGATCCTGAAGTGATAAGGGCCTAACCTGTTCCACCTTCACCAGGTCCGCCGGTATTACCCACGGCTTGCCGCCGCCCGTCTCACTGATGTACTTCCGCAATATCTTCTCCCGGCCTTCTTCAGAAGCAAGCTCTTCTGTCATTGCGTCTACAGCAATAATGATGCTCGGTTTCCATTTGTCGGACATAAATCCCTTCTTTGTCTGGGCAGCCTGCTTCAAATTGTCAACTACATCTTTAAGGGCAACACGGAAGCCTGTCCCCAAATACGGTTTTTCTGGGTCCGGGTTGACAATAAAGTGCAAAATTTCATCATAGTTATATGTCTGTCCTTCGTATACCACCTGATATCCATCGGGTGTATCAACAAATTGTACTTTCGATGGCTTAAACGGTATAAGGTCCTCGATTAATCCATCTCTTATCACGGGATATACAACACAGTTACCTTTACCTTCAAGTAACATGGTGCTAACAATGTTGTACATCCAAGCCTTTCTAGTCGTTAGCTTGTAAGGATTTATATCAATTTTGCGTGACAGCTCATTTTTGACCCTGATGTCGCCGTCTTCCGTATTGCGCATTAAGTAAATCGTCATGCTGGATATCAATTCTGCAATTTTATGAACGGCAATTCGAACCTCAGGGTTATCAGAAAGCCGCGTATAACCGGGTATGCAAAGTGTGTCATACGCTTCATCGGTTAAAAACCAACCTATAGTAGGCTCTGCCCTTACTTTTCGTTTACCATTTTTCTTTAAGAAGTTTAACAAGCCCATTTATGCACCGCCTTTCAACCATTCACTTGCTTTATTCGATTTTTCCATATTCTCAAGCATTCGAATGGCCGCAAATACCGCTGCATCAAATAAATCGATCCGCTGTGTGCTTTCAATTTTTTCGTACTGGACCATATCATCTGTTTTTTCGATAGCCCGAACATTCTGGAGGCAATACTCAAATGCTTCAGAATGCAGGTAATAAAATTTCCCGTCCTTGGCCATCTTCTCTATGCGTCTGAACCCTTCAGATTTTTTGTAGTAGTACTGTGGTTGATCCACAATGTTAAAGCCTTTTTTCTTCATTTCCAAGAAAAACTCACGCCCAAACTTGCGATCAAATCCCACCTGCTTTATCTTAAAGCCCATATTTCGCATCTTAACGAACCAATTAACCATATCCGAATAATTAACCGTCGGATTATTACACATGGTCAGCCAGCCATCATCCTGCCATCCAAACAACGGTATATTGTCCTCTTCTGCCTTCTGATGCGCAGCCACAATCGGGAAAAACGCATGTGTAATTGCTATATCCACACCCTTGTAATGCCCGTATAGCGCTGCTGCTGTAAGATCATGCATCTTTGAGAGATCAGCGCCACCGTACCAATCAATCTTGAACCTCGCTAACTCTTCAATCGTCCAATTGTACTTCCTATCGCTGCTTCTAAATTCTTCAAGGTTAAAATATGCCTTCATTGAAGAAGTATAAATGTTGAGAGATTTGGCCAAGAAATCTTTGCGCTGCTGTGGATCGTTTTGTGCTTGCAGCGCATCGTTCATGATGTCCTCTGGCCGGATAGTCACGCCATAATTCGGATTAGCTTTTTCGTGTTCAATCGGATTAGTATAATCCACATTCCCATTTTCGTCTTCATCGGCCTTGCAAATAAAAATAAAATATGCTTCATCTTTGACTGTACCATCCAAAACCTTTTTGCAATATTGAAGCCGGCGATAACAAAAACTGTTCATATCATCCCCAGCTGTGGTTATTCCAATTACTAGCTTATTTGTGTACGCTTTTGTGGCCTCTTTAAGCACATTGTATTGTTTAGGTGTTTTATAAGCATGCAATTCGTCAGCTATTACGATGTTACAATTTAAAGAATCTTGCCTATCGGGATTAGCAGCCAAAGCCTCAATAAAAATACTGCCATCACCCAATTCGCCACTTATGCTGTGTTCCTGGTTATTGTCTAACACGCGGAAATTGTCTCGCTCGCCCATGTATTCCAAATTAAACAAAATAAATTCGAAACTCTGTAATGCTTGTCTTAACGCGGAAGCAATGATGTAAACTTTTGAACCAGAGCACCTCTCAAGCAAACCCAAAGCCCAAGACAAGGCCGCCACAAATGATGTTTTTCCGTTCTTTCGCGGTACATATATAAACGCTTCTTTGAAGCGTCTAATCTTAGTCCCTTTCAAGAAAAATCCCAGCAGATTGTAAATAATAAATTTCTGCCAGGGCTCCAATAAAAATGGTTCGCCTCGCAATGGCGAACCATCCAGCTTCTCGCCTTGTTTATGAACAAACGTTTTTTCGATGATCCCAATTACAAATTCGGCATCACGTGGATTAAAGTCATATTCGGGGCTATTCAAATCATTCAAAAACCTTTGGCAGGCCTGTTTGAGTTCTTTGCATGCTACCTTCCGCCCTTCAACTATGCTTCTAGCATACTCCATTACAATATCATAGTTCGGGTACTGCCGCATCTTACTTCAACTCGCTTAAAATTTGTGCCAGCTTTGATTTGCTCCCCGAATCAGTCGTTACGTTTTCCAAAGCTTTAGGATTGAGGCATAGCCTGTCGGAGTATGCTAAAATGTCCTTTCTGAGATTTTCGAGCGTTGCCACAATCGCGGATTTTTTCGTGCCGCCGGTCCCGGTCTCGGTCTCGTACTTGTATCCACTTTCCTCAAAATCCTTAAGCGCACGCTGATACTGATGTATCAACCCAGCATATATGTCAATCAACCGATCGTACTCCGGTCTGTAAACTCCCAGCGCCATCATATCTTTGATGACTTTTTCTTTGATTGTTCTTTGCGATATTATCCGAGCCATGCCTCTCACCTCCCGCCAAAAATTTTTTTGAGCAGCCGCGCTATTGGAAAGAGGGCCCGCGCGCCGGTCTCCCAACTTCTAATTTCAGCGCATGAGGTAGGGGGGGGATAACAGCGCGATCAGCTTGCATATTTCTCCAACCACTTCAATCCAAGTTCACCCATCCTTCGGACCCATGCCAACCCAAGTTCTGTTAATTTGCCCGTTATCCTATCATGCATTCGCTCATGACATTTATCACACAAGCTTATTAAGTTAATGCTGGCCAATGCTAATGCCCTATTGTAAATAAGACACCATTCAAGGGGAATAATGTGATGCACCGTAGTAGCTTGTACCGATTTGCCGTATCGCTTGCACTCCTGGCATAAATACTCATCGCGCTTTAAAACCTTTTCTCTTTTCGATTGCCAGCGTTTAGTCTTGTAAAACTTTTCTGACAATTTCATTACCCCTTTTATTTTACACCCCTTGGCCCCGCCCTTGCCATACCGCACAGGGTGTTGCACCCTCCTACTTGGTACCCACCAAGCAGGCAACCATAAAAATAAAAGTGGCCCGAGTTGCGGGCCACGTGTATAATGCCACGTACCATTTACCCATTATAATTATATTACAGAAAAAACGGACAAAATGGACAAGTTTATTTCTTTTGCATAGATGCCATAAATTCATCATGTTGCTTTATCTTGTCAGCCATCCTTGCAGTAAAGTTCGCAAAAAGAGAATTCTCTTTTGAAGGTTTTTCTTGTTGCTTAATTATCTCGTCTAACTCGTAATTGATTATCTGAAACAGTTTTCTCTTTATTGCTTTTATCAAAGGTCACACTCCCTTTTAAAAATCTATCATGCATTTTTCTCACACTGTCCGGCGTATTCCCACCCCCAATCTGATTTGCAATCTGCCGCCAGGAATATCCCTTTACATATCTCAGCGTTAATATTATCCTAATCTGGCTGTCCTGAATGCCGTTTATGTATTCTTCTAACTTTTCGCGTTCCTTAATCAATTCGTCCATCCTATGTTTTAGCTTGTTTCTTAAACGCTGAACTCTTCTTTCATAATCTGGTAAAGCCACTCCTTCAATATAAAATGTCCGTTTCTGGTACGGCCAAACAGGGTTGGAGCCTTCGACAACATCAGAAGCAGTATGCATTTCAGTTAATTTTTCTGCTTCCTCAATTTGCTTTTTTAATATTTCTATCTCTTTGCTTATAAACCTCAATTGAGAAAGCTCTTTCTTAGTCATTTTACATCTCATAGACTCCTCCTAAGCAAAGTCGTCCTTTATTTATTCGAATAAAGATATTTGCTCATGTTCAATAATTTAGTAAGGTTCAACATTTATAGGTGTTCCTTTTGGTTCTTTTGACAATCTAGTAGTTATCTGAGTCGCCTTGGTCTCCAGTTCAAAAAGCCTTTCCTCAAGGCGTGAGATATTCTTTTTCATCCAAAAAAGCTCACATAAATCCTTTTTTGTCATGTGCCTATCCTCCACGTCAAATTTGTCTTATATTATATAGGGACTTTTAAGTACCCTTTTTCACCCCAGATTCCCCGCCGCTTCAAAGAGCGAAATGTTTGTGAGAATAATAAGAATCATTGAGAATAATATTTTAAAATCATTCACAACGTATAACCTTACAGTCTCTAGGGTTTTAAGGTTTTTGAGAATATGAGAATGATTTTTTGAAAATTTTAAAAAGGGTACCTCAAAAATTCCCTATATATATAAAGAAAAATTTCAAAGAACATCCTTCAGCAATTCAATCACTTCCTCCAACGATGTTGCCCATCCGCTGATTGCGCCTGCTTCCTGCCATTCCTTTATCCGTTTCTGCTGCAGAATAGTGGGCTTCTCCCCTGGAACTTTCAATTCCAGGAAGAATGCCCTGCCTCGAATACACCCGGCAATGTCAGGCGTTCCTGCTTCTGTGTATGCATTTCCATGTATCTTGATAGCCTTGCATTGTGGCAGATTATTCAGGTATCCAAGAACTTTCTTTGTCAGTGTGGATTCCTTCGGCATTAATACCTACCCCACTTTCTTTTTTTCTAATCTCACGCCACTTCGGGCAAATATTCGGACAGTGTTTATCAACAATCCTCTGCATAAATTGGGTATTTAACATTCAGTGTGGATTTAAGGGAAAAAATATTAGAATTTTCCCTCATCCATAATTTTCAATGGTGTATTCAATATTTTGAAGTCATCCCATACTCGGAACCTGTACTGGCTTTCTTTCATTGTCCTTCCCCTCGCTCACCAATTTGGTCTGAATTTCACAATTCTTGATACAATTTCCGTTTAAAGATACTTTGTATTTTAGGCAAAAATCTGGTTGTTTTCCTGAAGTTTTGCTTCCTTCCCACGCAGGAACATAATATTTACAGTTAATCATCTTCACTCACCGCCTTTAAACACAGCAATGCAAATGTTGCTAATAATTCGTTTGAACAGTCCTGA